CGTCAAAGTAATCTTGTTTTGGAATAGGTGTAAAGTTTTTAGCACCAAACTTTTGCTTGGCTTCTACCAAAGTCATAAAATAGTTATGCCCGATAAATCTACTTTCTTCTTGTGAGGGAGCATCCCTATCAACGATAACCTCCCAGCAAGGGATTGCTTGGATAGAAACTTTATCTAACATTTCATTAGAATCTTCGGGGCAAAGTTTAACTGCCGCATAGTCATAGATAAGAGCAAGTCTGGAAGCAATCTCTAACTGTTCTCTTTTCTCATAAAGAAATCTGTTTGCTGCTGCTTGTGCTAACTTAGGATCTCCACCAGTAGCAGCAATGTCGGCACCAATAACGACTGCTGGTGTCTTTGTAAATAGTGAAGCAATAAAGCCCTCAATGTAGGAGAAAGCGTCAGATGTTTCCACACGGATCATTGTGTTATCATAGGCTTCATTAGCCCAGAACTTTGTTTCGTAAGCATCTTTGTAGCGTCTTAGTTCAGCAGACTTTTCTTCCCAATAAGACTTATGCTCTGAATAGATTATCTGAATGAATCTAATAATGTCGTTAGTTGTTCTCGCCATAGAAATGTTCCTCTGTTAGTTTAGTAAAAGTCAAGTGTTAGTTGTATCTTCTCTTATTTGCAATAGAAGCACCAGCATTATTTATTATTCTATCTGCCTGTCGCTGCTTGATCCACGCTGGTAAGAAAGGAACTGCTTTTAGTTGGACTTTCTCTAAACACATAAATGCAAGAGCAAGAGCAACAGCATTATCAGAATGCGCTCCACCTGTGTTTGATAGTTCTATGTGTCCTCTATCATTTACGGTTATTGCTCGCATTTCAGCGTAGGCTATGTTATCAATGTATTGTAAGAAGCCTTGTTGGATTTTATCTTTTAAGTTCTCAAACATTTGTGTCTTGGACTTTAATGTAGTGATCCAATCTTTACCGTCTTGTTTCCAAATGTGATAATAACCGTAATGGTTCATTTCATTTAAGACGACATTTCCAAAGTTGTTGCTCTCAACAAGAACCAGTGCGTTGTTGTATTCGGTTGCAAAATCAATGATTCGTTCTGCAAGGTAAACGGGGGACACATCGTTGGATCGATAAAGTAAGACTGGTTGGTGCGTTCTTTTGCTAACGACATAGATAACAGACCAATCTTTTCCCACGCCAGCAGCAACATCAACACCAATAGCATATTTATCATTAACATCGGGATCGTCAAAGATCGTAGTTTCGGTAGGCTCAACATTTATTATTTCTATCTCCTCAAAGTCTTCTCTGGTAAGATAAACATTACCAGCAATAGAATAAGCATCCTCAATAGTAGCAGGATATTCTCTGGCGAACTTTTGTTTATTTCCTATCTTGGATAGTTTTAGTTTTCTCCAATAAAGTTGTTCGTCAGTAAGATTATGTTTATTTTGTAGTTCTCGTTCGCTTTCTGTAAAAAGGACACCTTCTTCGGGGATCTCTTCTTGGTAAGATAAGTGGTCGAACCAACGGAAAAACAAATAGTTCCAGTTGGCTTCTCCTCTTTCATAGCGCATTATCTCTTGGTGTAAAGCATCATCAAAATGGTTTGCTGTGGATTCTATTACAAGTTGTCCGTCGTTTAATGCTGAAAGTGCTGTTGCTTTTAGTTCGTCAGGATTGGGAGCAAAAGCGTATTCTGAAATGTGTAGATAAGAACAAGTAAATGATCGAAGACCACCTTTGCCTTCTGCTGAAACAGCAATAATAGAAGCACCACTATCAGCAAACTTTATCTCAGTTGTGTTTTCTACTGATAAAGGTCTTTGTAGAAATGCTGGAAGGTTATTGTAAAATGTCTTATGGATCTCTAATAAGTGCTTGGAACTTGCTAACTTGTGCGATAAAATAGCAATAGAAACTGGTTCTGTGCTTGTGTAGGCTTTCCAAAAAAGATATGCTGAAACAATAGTGGAAGAACCAATCTGTCTTCCTTTAAGGATAAGTGTGTCTTCCCCATTTTCCAAAGCAGTAATAATCTTTATTTGTTCTTCATTGGGGATAAGACGAATAAGTTTGCCCCGCTTATCAACAATCTTTAATCTGCTAATAAACTGGACTGGATCAGCAATAAGCCTTAATAGTTTTTTGTGTTCCTTCTTCATTTTAGGTATTGCTTAATGTCGTGAATAGTTGCTTTTGTTTCTTTGTCTTGTTCTTTTGCCGAGGAAGCCGACATTATCGCCTGTAAAATGTTCTTTATGTCTGTGGTAGATAATGTCTCAAACTTGCCTTTATCACGCCATTCTAAGCGAGCAATCTCTAACAAAGCCCAGCAAAAGTCATAAGGATCTTTATTATCAACAGCGTCCTTCATTGCGGTTACTGGTAGTCGTCTGCGAGCCATAAAAGTTATTCTCCTGTCCTAATAAAAGTAGATAAAGTCAAGCAAGCCACTGGAAATAGTTTTCTAATGCTGATCTCTCCATTACAAGAAACGAACTATCTTTTGCAGACCAAATAACATAATCATCTAACTTTCCAACTGATAAGTTTAACATTATGTCTTCTGATCTTTTGTAATGTTTTTCTTCTGCTCTCCCAACATAAATGTAAAGTTGCTTTGAGCCTAATGATCTCAACAGGGAACCTTCTTTCATTATTTCTACATCTGGCTTATTCACTTTTTATTCTTCTCCTTCTGGTGTGTAATAATCTATTCTTGCTCTACTGATCTCAACATATTCTTCATCCATCTCTATTCCAATAAAGTCAAAGCCTTCGACAGCACAAGCACAGCCAGTAGAACCAGATCCCATAAATGGATCAAGAACTACACCATTAGGAGGTGTAATCAACTTGGTTAGGTAAGTCATAAGTTTGATTGGCTTGACTGTTGGATGATTGTTTCTTTCTGGCTTAAAGCGACTGAAAGGTGTGCCTTCGTGTCCTTCATCTGCTTTTACTTTATGGTTTGGTCTGAAATCTACTGATGGATGTTCTTTGATCTCCAAGCCATCACAACCAGCATTTCTTTCTGACTTACTTACCTTAGCACAATAAAAAAATCTGGAAGCACCTGATAGTCCATCATAGACACCGTTCTCTTCACCAGCCTTCTTACCACCATTAGTCCAACTATCTCCTGAGCCACCAGTAGTGTCTTTTGTTCTTGTCTTCTTAAAAGCATTACCAGTAGAAGGTGCTTGTTTATCAAGCATTTCAGCACTAACAGGATCTAATAAAACATTAGCAGGAAATCTACCGAGGTTTTGTAGTTTATCTTTTGCTGCTCTCCAAGTGTCTGCTGCTGTGTGATCGTGGTCTGGTGTCTTTACTGAACCTTGATTAGCCATCATCTTTCTTGGTTGGATGTTACTGAAATCTTCATCTGTTCCTATTCTGGAAGCATCAATGTTTATTCCACCAGTTCCGTGTTTGAGAACATTTTTCGCTACTGATAGTTTCTTCTCTAATGGTTTTCTAATAAGGATAATAGGCTCGTAGGCAGGTTTGAGAGCAGTTCCCCAGCCGTCCCATTTTTCAGCATTAGCGGTTGTCTCACCAACACGAACTAACTGGTTTAGTGTATTGTTGTAGCCGTCGTCTTTTCCATTCATAAAGCCAACACCAGAAGCAGGTTTGGCTTCGAACTTTACACCTTCCATCTTTTCTATTGCCTTGCTAATGTTATGGGACTTTGGAAAGCCTGAACCATAAAGCCACATAAGACAATCTCTAATCTCAAAACCAGCATCTTCCAAAGCAGTCATAACACGGTGATGCTGACGACTATGACCGAACACTAAGCCGTGCGCTCCGTGTTTCATAACACGAAGAACCTCTTCCCAAAAAGAAGGATCTGCTGCTGGACTATTCTCTTTATCCCAGTCTTTCCCCATAAAGTTAATAAGGTAAGGTGGATCAGTTACCAAACTATCAACACTATTGTCTGGTAGTTCTTTTAGTTTTTCTCTGCTGTCGCCTGTTAGTAGTTTCATTTTATTCCTGTTCTCCATTAGTCCATAAGTGTGGAAATAGTTTTACGATTTGATCCATAGTAATAAATGTTAGTTCTTCATCTTCCTGTGGTTGTGTAAGAACCTGAATAACATTCTTGATAAGTTCTTCTACTTGTGTTTCTCTTTCAGTCATTTGTTCTCCTGCTGTTTAAGTTTCTTTGCTTTTCTTATTCTGGCTCTTTCAGCCCGTTTCTGTTTTTCTTTAAAGTGTTCGTTTCTTTTATGTTCTGCAAAATGTCTTTCTCTCCAAGCATCATAACCTTCTGGTTTGCCTTCTGACTTAGGAAAATAAACATAGTCACAAACATTTCGATCATACATAATGTAGTTGTTTTCGATAAAGTCTAATAGTTTTCTTTTCATCTCAAACATTTCTTCATCCCAAATCAAGTTTCCCCCATAAAAGATAATAACTTTCCTGTTACCTCTGCTAAACTTTTCTCCAAGATATCTTCTTCTTGTCTTAGTTCTGAGAGGCTTATCTCTAAATAAGATCTTATCATAGGATCTGTGTTGGAAGCAATAGAAATCTGTCTTTTGATTTCCATCATAGCCTCAAACAAGTAATAGAACTTAAAGGTGTAAAGACCAATAAGCCTTTGTTTTGTCTGAATAATCACAGCAGTTTATCTTGTAGGAGACTGATGGCTTTGTTTAGTTCCTGATGAGCGTATTGTTTAGAATAGTTTCTTTCTTCACCAATCATTTCTAATGTCTTGCCCTCAAAGTAATAATCCCAAAGCAAAGAAGAATAACGCTCTGGTAGTTCTTCTAATAACTTATGAAGATCAATGTCAGCACTATTATCCTGTAAGGTAAATGCTTGGTTTATGACTGAAAGATCTTTCTTATCAATAGCATCTATTATTTGATCTTCTGGATTGTAAGAATAAAAGTTATTTACTATCCAGTCATTATCACCTATGTAAGTAAATCTCCAATCATCTTTCATTTTATCTTTCTTCTTCATAATAGTAAATAGTCTGTTAAAAAAGAAACGCCCTCAAAAGTAAAGTTTTATTTAAGTTTTTTGTTTCTTTTTATTTAAGTTTTCCTTTCAGTTT